CGTATAGCAGCTTATCATGCCGGACTAGACTTTTACGGATGCGAGCTGGATAAAGAATATTTTGATAAGGCCAATGAGAGATTTGAGAAAGAGATTTATGGAGTTGAGGTCATTGGGAATACAGTTATAACACAGCAATCATTATTTGAATAAAAAAGCGCTGTGAAGCGCGGAGCAAACACAAACACAAACATTGAAAAGCCTATGGCTGGTTGGCGCTGGCCATAGGTACCAAGAAACATTTTAGTCAAAGTTTAACTATAAAAACAAAACAGTCATGAAACAAAAATTTATTGTCAGATGCTATGGTGCTGGAGTATTCTATGGTGAGATTGCCAGCAGAAATGGTCAGGAAGCAGAGCTTGTAAATGTAAGGCAGATTTGGCGCTGGTCAGGTGCAGCATCGCTTATGCGGCTGGCTTCTGAAGGTGTGACAAGGCCAAGAGATTGCAAGTTTACAGTTGAGGTCAAGAGCCTTGTGGTGACTCAGGTCATAGAGATTATTCCATGTACTGAGAAGGCTATGAAGTCTATTGAGGCGGTTGAGGTATGGAGAGCTTAGTTAATAAGATAGATAGATTCCTTAGTCTTGGCGATGGCTCTGGCGATGGCTCTGGCGATGGCTCTGGCTATGGCTCTGGCTCTGGCTCTGGCGATGGCTCTGGCTCTGGCTCTGGCGATGGTGTAAAAACATTTGGCAATGATACCGTCTATATGATTGATGAAGTGCAAACTATCATTACACAGATAAAAGGACAAGTAGCGAAAGGATTTATTCTTAACAAAGATTTTACTCTTAAACCTTGCTATGTGGTTAAGGGCAATGGATATTTTGCACATGGAAAAACCATAAGAGAAGCGCAAAGTTCATTAAGAGAAAAGATTTTTGATGATATGGATAGTGATGAAGCTATAGAGAAGTTTCTTGAAACATTTGAGTTAGATAAGTCTTACAAAGGTACAGAGTTTTTTGAGTGGCATCATTATCTTACTGGAAGTTGCCTTATGGGAAGAGAGAGTTTTGTAAAAAATCACGCACTGGATTTAGAAAAAGAATACACAGTCGCAGAGTTTATTGAACTTACGGAAAATGACTACGGAAGTCAAGTTATTAAACAGTTGAAAGAGAGGATTGAAAATCTATGAACAAGGTTACACTAATCGGACGCAGTACAAAGGACGCAGATGTGCGTTATTCACAAGGCGATAAGCCAATGGCGATTGCGAGAATCAGTCTTGCAGTTGATAGAAAATTTAAGCAGGAAGGACAACCTACCGCAGATTTCATTAACTGTATCGCATTTGGGAAAACCGCAGAAGTCATTGAAAAGTATGTCGTAAAGGGTACGAAAATCGCAGTTGTAGGACGCATTCAGACTGGAAGTTATACAAACAAGGATGGACAGAAAGTTTACACCACAGATGTTGTTATTGATGAACTGGAATTTTGCGAAAGCAGAAATAGTCAGCAGAGCAATAGTCAGCCAGCACCTGCACCAAGCGGAGATATGGGATTTATGAATATTCCAGACGGAATTGATGATGGATTACCTTTTAACTAGGAGTTGATAATATGGCAAAACATGAATTATGGGAACTTCAACAATGGCAATCACTCCCACTGTCTGTAAAAATCCGAATGACCCAAGAAAGAATCAGAAGTTGGGTAAATGAGTATGGAGAAGATGGCGTATATGTAAGTTTTAGCGGTGGCAAGGATAGTACGGTATTACTACACATAGTTAGAAATATGTACCCAAATATTAAAGCGGTATTCGTTGATACAGGACTTGAATATCCTGAAATTAGAGGGTTTGTAAAAACTTTTGATAATGTGGATTGGTTAAGACCGAAAATGAACTTCCGGCAAGTGATTGAAAAATATGGTTATCCGTTTATTTCAAAAGAAGTGTCAGAATGTGTTGACGGTGCAAGAAAGTACATTAAAATCTTGACAGACAGACAGACAGACAGACAGACTTGCCGTATATCTACGAATACAACAAGTTGCTTGGACTTGGTAAATATTCTAAAAACGGAGATTATCCCTAACGCAGATGAACGAGCAGTAGCAGATTTTACTAGGGGGGGGTACGACAACAAGTATCGTAAACTCCGAGGTATTGGCGAATATGTCAACAAGAACTGCAAAGGTGTTGGGAATGCTAACGACAGACAACAGGATAATGGAGAATATCCCTGAACAAGATAGGTCAATGTTTTCACAAGAAAAATATAAATTCTTTTTAGAAGCACCTTTTAATATATCTTCAAAGTGTTGTTCTGTAATGAAAAAGCAACCTGTTCATAAATATGCTAAAGATACAGGCAGAATGCCTATAACAGCACAAATGGCAAGTGAAAGTCGATTAAGAACGCAACAATGGATAAAAAATGGTTGTAATGGTTTTGATATGAAATCACCGATAAGCAATCCAATGGCATTTTGGACTGAACAAGATGTACTTTTATATATTAAAGAAAAAAACATACCGATAGCAAGCGTATATGGCGATATTGTGGTTGATTTTGAAGCAGAAGGACAACTTGAAGGGCAAATGGACTTATCTGATTTAGGAAGTGAATTTGGCATATTTGATGTAGGCAGAAAATTATTAAAAACAACAGGTTGCGATAGAACAGGCTGTATGTTTTGCGGATATGGTTGTCATTTAGAGAAAAGCCCTAACAGATTTGAACGAATGAAAGAAACGCATCCGAAACAATATGACTACATAATGCGACCAACGGAACAAGGTGGATTGAATTACAAAGAAGTCATTGATTGGATAAACGAAAATGGCAATATGAATATTAAATATTAGTTCATTTTAGCCATTAAAACATTTACCCTACCAATTCTGCAAGGCAAGGTGTAAAAGCCTAATTTGAGCCTTGTGGAATGCGTAGGGAGTATGGAAAGGAGTGATTGCATGAATAAAGTGTATGAGTGCGTTAAGGACTTATATCTTGATAAATATGATGATAACGGATTTTGCATCGAAAACAAGTATGTTCGTATTCCAAAGGGTAGTATGTGGGAAATAGATACATATAGTCCTAATATGATTGCATCAAAAGATTGCGTACACCTTGATAGATTATGGAAATACAAGAAAGCGAAAACACATCAATGGATTGAAATAACGAAAGAGCATTTGAAAGAATACTTTGCACCATTTGACGGACATTGGTATTCGGTGTGGTGGGTTGATATAGACGGAGAGAAATACGAAAAACCAGTTTATGCAGAAACACCGAGTAAAGCAACATATAAAGCATTTAAGCAGTTGCGTGATGAAGATGGAGTATTTGAGAAATATGCTAAGTTTTGGAACTTTATTAAATATTATTTTGACAAATGCGAATTGAAGATAAAGGAGTGATACCGTGAAAGCGATTTTGGTTTTAGAAATGCCTGAGAATTGTGATAAATGTAGAATCCGTTGCGAACATTATTATTCGGCATATAAAAATAGCACTACTAAAAGCATTAAGCCCGATAGTTGTCCGTTAAAGCCAATGCCAGAAAAAGGAGTTGTGCAAACGACAGATGACTATTTAGAAATGTGTGTAAACATTGTTAGAAACCATATAATTGATGAAATTTTAGGAGATAAGGAGTGATAAGATGAAGATAGAAAAAGGAAATATGGTAATTGAAGATACTATGGATAGACTTGTTGAAACAAAAGATGGTATTACTTGCGGTTGCGGAAAACCAAGTTTAAAAATGGTATGCCATATAGACGGAACAGACTTTTATAGTTATTCATACAGTTGCGATTGCGGAAATTCAATAGTTATGAACTGCAAGAGAAGCGAGGAAGATTTGATGAGATATTAAGGAGTGACACTATGAAAATTTACATCAGCGGTGCTATAACAAATAACCCCAACTTTAAGGAAGATTTTGAGAGAGCAGAAGATTACTTGCAGAGAGAATATCCGAAAGCCGAGATTATCAATCCTGCATTAGTCAATAGCCACTTACCGAAGTCTACAACGCACGAAGAGTATATGCGAATGTCTTTTGTGATGTTGGATATGGCAGACAGTGTTTTTATGATGGACGGATGGCAGAAATCTTGTGGTGCATCGCAGGAATACGGTTACGCATTGGCAAAGGATAAGATTATTTTGGTTGAAAGGAGTTAGTATGACAGATTGGAAGAAAAAAATACTTGATTGGCTACAATCCGAAGCAGAATAGCATAAAAAGAACTTGAAGGGAAGTGATGAAGTGGCAAATGTGGGTTGGATTAAACTTCACCGAAAAATACAAGAGTGTTGGATTTGGCAAGAAAAACCATTTGATAAAGGCAGAGCGTGGGTAGATTTGATTTTATCTGCCATGCACAAAGACAAAAAATTGCTTATTGATAATGAAATAATTGTTATTGAAAGAGGTACTTTTATGACAAGTATTTTGAAATTATCAGAGCGTTGGGGCTGGAGTAGGAACAAGGTAATGCGTTTTTTAGATGTGTTAGAAAGCGAACAAATGTTGAACACAAAGCGAACACCAAAAGGAACACTTGTAACCATTATAAAATATGAAGATTATCAATTTGACGAAACAACACACGAAACACCTAACGAAACAACAGACGAACCACAAAAGAAGAATATAAAGAATATAAAGAAGAATAATAATATTAATAATAGGGGCAAAATTTTTATTCCACCAACAGTAGAAGAAGTACAAGCCTATTGCAAAGAGAGAAATAATAAAGTTGATGCACAAGCATTTGTAGATTTTTATTCAAGTAAAGGTTGGATGATTGGAAAGAACAAGATGAAAGATTGGAAAGCTGCGGTTAGGACTTGGGAAAGAAGCAAGACTTCAACACCACAGACGAATAACAAATTTAACAACTTTTCACAACGTCAATACGATTTTGATGAAATGGAAAAGAGATTAATTAATAACAACAAGTAGGAGGTAAAGAGGTTTGCGCGCAATAAATCATGATTTACTCCGAAAGAGATATGGCGAATATATATCATCAACGAATGATTGAGAAACGAAAGATGAATAATCTGTGCATAGATTGTGGGGAATCACTTGATAGAGATGGAGTTAGATGTGTTGAGTGCAACGATAAGCACAGAAAATATCAAAACGAGAGTAGAAGATACTATCAATCACTTGGTTTTTGTCCGAGGTGCAAAACTGAAAAACTGTATGGCGATGAGAAGATGTGCATTAAGTGTTCACGGAATATGCAAGAAAACAATATGAAGAAAGATAGGCTTGAACGAAATAAGCAACACGCAGAATGGAGCAAGCGAACACATAAGCAGATGTTGGAGCAAGGCATATGTTATCGTTGCCGAAAGCGTAAGGCAGATGTTGGCTATAAAACTTGTGGGATATGCAGGACAAAATTAAGAGAAAAAAGGCGAGTAGAGAATTACAAGCCAAGCAGGAAAGAACGATACAAGCAAGGCTTATGCTTCTTCTGTGATAACCCAATCAAGCAAGGCTATAAAGTTTGCGACAAGCATTATCAAGATTGCGTTGATAAATCCCATATGCAAAAGACAGTGCAGGCTAGACAAGAATTAATCAAGCAAGGAATTTTATATTAACTATGGCGAAAAACATTTGGATGAAAGTTACAACGGATGAATACGAACTTCCATTGGCAGTAGCAGATACTTGCAGAGAGTTAGCGGAATTATGCAATACAACAAAAAATTCAATCTACTGCTCAATGTGTTGGGCGAAGAAACATAAAGATTTTAAGTGTAAATATATCAAGATAGAGGTGTGTGATGATGACGACTAGAGCGATTAGAGTTCCCGGATATGAATTTGTTAAGAAAGTAGGTGCAGAATGAACGAATTTATAGAAAAGCTGATTGGTAGGTTGGGAGAACAACAAGCAGAAGCAGAAAATGAAATGCACCGACTACGTAGCGGAGATTACACTTTGCCTTGTAGTTATGATATAACAGACATAAAAGAAATTGCTAGTGAAAGTTTTAAAGAATCAATCCAAATCGTCAACCAACTTGCAGAGGAATATAAGCAATGCACTTTATGTTATCTTCAAAGCCCTTGTGAGTATCAGAATGAAAATGCAAAGTTGCAGGATGAATTATTGGCAGAGATGAAAGAGGTGTAAAAAGTGGCAACAGCAAAGGTTCTAATTTCAGGACAAGGACAGCCAATAAAAGATAGAGTAAGTAAATTGGTTAGATGTTCTGGTTGTGAGTTTTTACACGAAAATGGTAATTGCTTAAAGGTCGGTGGTTTTTATTCATCTGTAAATGATAAAGATTGCCCGATTAAGCAGACATTAAAGCAGAAGGGAGAGTGAGAGGATTGGAAAACGAAAAATGTTTTGAAATGAATTTTAACGGCAAATGCGAAGAATATGATAGTTGTCAAGAATGCGAAGAGGAACACGAAGAATGTAAAGATTGCAGAAGATGGACTTGTTTAGAGTGTCCATATGCAGATATTTAAAATGTGGAAGGAGAATGAGTATGACGGAGAATGAACAGAAGGCGATTGAATTTTTTCAAAAAGATTTCCCAGACTATATCCACGAAGAACCGAGCGAAAGACAGATAGCATATAATACAGCAATCCAAGCACTTGAAGAAATTCAACAGTACAGAGCAATCGGCACAGTGGAAGAATTTAAGGCTTTGAAAGAGAAAAGTGTGGCGAAGAAACCGACAATAGAAAG